TTTCAAAGTAGTCTAGGTTATACTTGCCAGCAAATTCATTACCAGCCATCGCATTTTGTGCAGCAATAATGTCGGGGATTCCATAGTAGTTATTCTTTGGAGTATATTTCTTTATATGAATAATTTCATTTGGTCGATCTTCTTGACCTGCTATCGGATTAACAGTTTTAGTGTCTCCAAAGTTTCTAAAGTATACCGCCTTGCCATAAAGAAGCTGTATGAATCCGTCTCTGAAGCGTCTTACACGCATTGTCTTTGACGGTATATGTCCTATGTACCCTATCTTGCCAGTTGTCGTTCTACCGACCTCCAGATAGCCATTACCAGTGGCTTCATAGTCAGTGTAGAACTTAACAAGGGTCTCTTTAAATGTTTCATCTTCATTGCAATCTTCAAGCCATTGGTGAAGGTCTTGTTTAATTCTATTTAACTTTTTACGAGCTCTTTCTAGCTGCTTTTCATCTTCAATATCTTCAAGTGTGTCTGTAGTTTTTTTTGATTCAATAAAGTCAAAACCAAGACCAACAATATTAGCAACCTTTGCATTTATTGCTGCATAGTTGTATGGAGAAATTTCATAAATTGTTGAAAGATAGTCAAGGTTGTACTCTGGCTGGATTAAATCAAATGTGGCATATCCGCTTACTGCCTGCTGATGTTGAAGTTGCTGGCTTACTGAACCATCCTTACCAACAAAAGCTTTTTGAAGATCTCTGGATACCTTTCTTCTAAATGAAGCACCGAGCCCTGAAAGCTTTAATATCTCTTCAGCATCTATATCAAATAAGTCGTCAGTTTTTTGTGTTGTAGGATTATTAAATCTCATCCAGTCAGCAACATTAGATATCTCTACGCTATCTGTAACTGCATCTTCATCGTATTCAATCATTTTTGAGGACCCCTAAGTTTAGCCATTTCTTCCTTATGAACTCCTATGTCCAATGGATCTGGGGTTAATCCCCATCTTAATCTTTGTTTTTGATATTCAAATTCTTCGTCATCAATTTGTCGGCTGCCCTCAATAAACTTAGGCTGGCCTTCTTCAATTCCATAGTGAGCAACTGCCTTTGCTAGCAATTCAATTCTTTCTTTATTGCCAAACATTGATGCTATTGAAAGAAAGCTGTTGTCTTCGTCGCCAATCCATCTTCCATCAGGCATTTCCCAGACATAGACTCCCAGCCTAGTTTCGCCAGATTTCATTTGAGCATTGATTCTTTTAATGTCCATAGTTAATTATTTTACCATTCTTATATACATAAGTCCAGCTTTTTGTCACACAACCTGACAAAATTACAGGATCTGGAACACAACCCTGTCTCTAGAGTATGTTGAGACTGACTCTTCTGTCATTGCCATTGACGAACCTTGGGCAATAGATAAAGTTTTGCCTATATAAAGGTCATAATGCTCTTGATGACTAATTGAGGGGTTTGAATATAAGGCTATGTTTTGATAAAGGTTATCATCAAGCACATTAGATCTTACTCCCAAAAGCTGCTTGCCATTAAACCAAATTGGGCCAGATATAACGCTAGAGGTTTTTATCAATATATAGTTTGGCTCATCTAGATATAAGTAGGAGGATATGTTTGTTGCTGAGGATACATCCTGACCATTTATATAGATATTGCTAATGTTAGATTTTGATATCACTCCGCCTGCCGCCCAAGAAATAGATGTCTCTGTTGCGCCAGTCTTATTAAATATTAAGTTTCCGCTAGAAAGAGTTTTTGGAGTAAATATCATTTCAATATTCCGCACATCATTTACTGAGTCTATAAAGAAGGCTGAAGATTTTGGCCTTATTCCATTATCATAATTTCTAGTTCTAATTGGATAGCTGTTATTTGATACATCAAAGTCCCAGGTAGTTCCAGATGTTGGTTGAGATATTGATAGATTGCTTCCGCCATTATGTGCAAACATTTTCTTTTCAGAATAAAAATATATCTTTAAGGAATACAGCTCTGGAATATAAAGATCTGGATTAGATGAATCAAACACTATTCTAAAATAAAGTATTTTTTGTGAAGAGAATTCTGATCCCTGAGTAAATCCTGGTATTGAAGATCCGTTTGAACATATTCTCCATGGGCCAAGCGCTGAAGTTTCTGAAACGTAAACTGAAACTCCTTTAGATGCCACCCAGTCTATTTTTGAAGACACATAGTCTTTTGTAATATTTAAAACTAGATCTTCTACAAACTCTCCATTAGAAAATCCTGAACTTAACTTAACACTGTTATTTCTTGAATTATAAGATAATGCTTCATTGTCGTAGATAAGTGATTCCCACGATATTTGAACTGGATAAACATATCTAGTTTCAATGTCTTGGTATTTTTCTGCCCCTCTAAATAGTTCTCCTAGATCTGGAACTGAAATCTGCTCATCTGTATTTAAAAATAAATTATTGTAATGTGACAGGATTGCATCTGCAGTAAGGGCATATCTATAAACTGCTGGACAATCAATTAAAAAATGTTCTCCTGCTGTGGAGGGTCCTGAAGATAAGGTTATGCTTGGATTGGTAAAAGATATTGATATTGCTTTAGATGCGACAAGGTATCCGTCTACATATAAACTCATTGAGTTTACCGAGTACACTCCAACAATATGCAAAACTCTATTGGGATTAGGTACAGAGTAATCAAGTCTTTCTGATTCTAATTTAAATACTACATTTCCATTTTGCCAGTACAAGCCAATACCGTCTATGTCTGCAAATAGTGGGGTTAAAGACGTTAATGTTTTTGGGTGAATCCAAGCTTCAAGAGTAAAGTCATTGTCGTAGGTTGATGGAGTTGCAAACCCTCCAGTGCCAGTGGTTCCAGAAAAATCTTTTGAGATAACAAATTGAATTGATTTAGTACTATCTATTTTGTTTGAGTGCCTACCACCAGATACTATTGGCATCCCAGATATTTCAATCCCGCCTACATAGGACCCGTTGTTTCCGCATCCAGAAATATCGTAGGCAACGGAGCCAGAAGTCTCATCGAGTTTCCATAGTCCAGTAGGCGAGTCTTTTATTGTAGAAAGATAGTATGACATTATTTCCTAAAAAATAGCTTTTTTAATTTTCTTAGTACTTTAGACATAGACTTCTTATTTTTTTCATAAGCAGCTTCAGTTCTCTCAAGATAGGCGTGGCTTTTGAAGTAAGGGTTAAACTGAAGATCTGTAAAGTGTCTTCTAGGGATTCTTTTATAAGGAGTCATATTTAATATTATACTACAACAAGTCCCAAAATCAACAGTCTAGCTTTTTGTCAATTCCAAGATTTGAAAGGAATCTTTCTGGGTCAAATCTCCAGTTATCTTTGGCAAATGAGGTCATTATTTCCATACAGGTATTTTCGTAGGCTTGAACTGAAATTAAAGGCTTGAGTCCCATTAAAGTTTCTGTAACATCTATATAGTTTGTTCTTAAGAATGTTGGGTCCCCTGCCTGATTTCTCTTAAACACCTTTTCATTTATTTTGCCTGTAGGCTCATATAGCCTAACTGTAAGATATTGTTTTGCAAATCCCCAGTCGTTATACATATTGTATGCTTCTGCTGCCTCTATAGCATTTGAGAAGAATATAATTGATCTTGCTGGCTCTTCCCCATCTCTTGCAATTGTAAGCATATAGGCATCGGACTTTTTATTTGCTACAGTCTCAATGTACTCTTTAACAACATCGTGATGTTCTTGCTTTAGTTGCCCACTCATTTATGTCCAACCCATCTTAAACTTTTCTCTAAACTCCATGTATGGAATTGTGTATGGATCTACCCACCAATCTTCATGCCAGTCTCTAACAACAAGCTTGTATCCAAGAGAGGACAATATTTCTCTCTCTGCTTCACGCATTCCCTTATTGTTGTATTCAATCTGTGCATCATGCTCAAAAGTTATTATAGAAAATCTATACTTGCTTAAAGGCAAAGATATCAAACCGTGTAGGGTAAGATAGGGATTTCCAACAGAGTTTCCTTCTGGGGTATACCCAGCATCTATATCAACTTGAAGGTAGTCTATTTGTTTTGGAAAATTATTTTCTTCAAAATATGAGATATAGTTAAAGCGTGTTGCGTCTCCTAAAATACATGGGTTTTTTCTGTTAGAAACAAACTCCTGGTGTCTTTGTTCTTCTATTTCAAAAGATACGCCTTTCCAATTATAGTCTGTTTCTAAGTGATAAGTATTGCTTCCTTTTTTAGAGTCAAAGGCTCCTAGCTCTACATAAAACCCATTTTCTTTATTTTTAAGCAGCTCTGTGACAAATCTTTCTTGTCCGCTATTTCCTTTATAATGCATTTATTTCTCCAAAAATATTTTTGTTTAAAGACACAACTTCATTTAGTTTATGCTTTGCAAACATTGTAGATATATATCTAATTAAATCATTTTTAACTGGAAGCGTTCCATGAAGTATTTCTCCTGAATGTAAAAGTAATGATCCTGCAACTGGCTTATGAGTTATTTTAAGATCTGGGTAGTTTAGTTCCCCACCTTCATAGTCATCGTTATAATATATAACTATTCCATAAAAAACTTGCTCCCCATTAAGCATGTGACCATCATGATCATCCTTATGCTCTCCAAGGGCATCGTTTATCATATACCTTTGAAGATTTATTCCAGTTACCTCTAAGTTGCCAATAAATAAATTACAGACCCTTTTATATATATTATTAAAGATAGGCTCTTTATTTACCAATTTTCTATTTAAAACCCTATCTTTCCAAAAATCATACTGAACATCCTCTTGATTCCAATCGAAATCATTAAATGTTTTAGTTAATTGCATTACCTGATTAAGCTCATCTTCTGTTATAAAGTTTTGTATTTCATAAACTTGATCAGATAACTTTGCAATTTTATAATCTAGCATAAACTAGATTATTCTTGGTTTTGTTCGTGATAGGCTTTTATGTATTCTTCTGATGGCCCTCCTGGGCCTCCAACAACATACCCATCAACAAAGATAAATCCAGGAGTGATAAACTTGTCTCCTGATTTCATTATGTGTACCTGATGCTTATAAGGATCTGTTGACGGGAATATTAATGCGCTTCCAGCCTTTGGCTTTGCAGTAAATGTAACCATATCTTTAGTTCTTGGATCTAGCGCATCATCTGGTGGTCTAAGGTGACCATTCATTTCTAATCTTAGGTCTTCTGGTCGGATAACGAATGATATCTCTCCACCTTCGTAGTCATCGTTCCAGTAAATAATAATTGACCATTCTAAGCTGTTGTCTCCAGCTTGTCTGTCAAAGTGGGCGCCCATAGCACAACCTTCAATATATTTCTGAATGCCAACAAACGGTGATACGTTTGGAACACCCTTAAGACCTCTATCAACAATAAAAGATTCTGATATATTCTTAATAGCATTTCTAATTGTTGATATAATAAAATCTACGTCTTTTCTTATATCTTCATCTAAATTTTCTACCTCAGAAAGATTAAAATCTTTTTTCTTTCCAAAGATGTTACCGTCTCTACTGCTTGAATTCCAGTTTTTCCAGCTTGGAATAACCTTGTGAACTCTTTCATCAGAATCCAGCTTATTGATTAAATCAATAATTGCTTGTGGATTCTCAATTACATCTGAGTACATGTAAACATTTTCATGTAGTTTTTGTTCTAGCTTCATTATTTTTTCTCCTCTATTGCGTATAAGTTTCCATCTAGATCTATTTTATATCCGTCTTTTAAGTGATTTTGCCATTCTGATTTTATTACTTCTTGTTCTTCTCTAATCTTTTTCATCTCTTCATCCCACGCATCAATTGTTTCTTGAGAATATGATTCAGTAGATCTATTGTCCCAGAATGAACCTAATGTGTATCTAACTCCAGAAGTGATCAGTGTTACTTCATGGGTATTATCAAAGCCTCCTGCAAAAGACGCTAACAATCCAGTTTCTGGAACCACTGTATGGTTTTGCTTATTAAAGATTAGATCCCCGCCCTCAAACTCATCATTTAAATACAAGAATGCTGCGTATCGACTTCTTTCAAAAGGACCTGTGTTCCCCTGTAAATCCGTATTATCTGAATGCTCTTTTGCAAAAGCTCCTGGCTCCCATTTTTGAGCATGAAATCCAATTTTATGTATATCGGATGGAAGATTTCCGTGTACTTCAGCAATTGAATCACTAATTCTAGTTTGAAGCTTTGAAAAGAAATCTGAAGGCAGGCCAAACTCTTCAAGCTCTTCGTCTCCATCTTGTGGTAGCACAGAAGAATATGATTCGTAAAAAGTAATTGGGGTCCATGATAATTTTTCTTTTGCAGCTTGTGATTCTAAAACTTGTATAACTGCATATGACTCTTCTTTTGTTAAAAAATCTTTAAATACTAATATATCTGGAGTTAATCTTTCTGGAGAATTCATTTTTGTATCCCTTCGTCTAATAGTGTTCTGTAATATTTTTTATTTGGATCTGGCTGGTTTTCTCCAGTATGTTCTAAAATCTCCCAGAAAAATGGGCAGGTATATCTTATAGCACCTTTAATTTCAGTTACTCCATGAATATAATTCATATCTCCTGGGAAGAAGTATGCTGCTCCTTTTTTAGGCTTAAACTGTACATCTTGAAGAGGAAAATATAATTCTCCGCCTTCATAGTCATCATTTAAATAAAATAAACTAGAAAGATCATAATATGGAAAATCATTTGGCATTCCAATATCTGGAAGTTCGTGAAGCTCTTTATCTGCATGGGGGTTCTGGAATTGTCCAGGAAGCCATCTTACAATTGTTGTTCCAGTAGGCGTAACCTTGACCTTATAAAATTCTTCAACAATGGGCTGCAGTCTTTCAAACAGTCCTTGAAGAATTGGTCTAATTTCTGTATTGTTTTTATCTAAAGAAGGGCTTGTACAAACCCTGTCTTTCCAGTAGTTAGCATCATATACTGTTGTTCCATTTTCATTTACATGGCTTTCAGTTACATCCCAAATAGTAATTTTTCTAGCTGCTTTTTCAAGAAAATCCATTTCTTCCTGGGTCATAAAGTTTTCAAGCTCAACAATCATATCTTTGCTTGTCCCAAAAAATCCAGACGGCGTAAGGGATGGGGTCTTATATACTACTGAAGCATCTTGGTTTGTTGGGTTCATATGTCTATTATATCATTTCTTGTTTTTAGAAGTAAGGTCTGTAATCTTTAACTTTAAAGACTTTATCTCGTGGCTACCTAGGCTATTTCCTAGATAGTCTACTGCATCTCTATAAAAATTTGTAAATCCGCCCTTTTTTGTAATTTCGTCCCAAGCTTTTTGTCTTTTTTCTTTTTCTTGCCAATCCATATTTTCAAAAACTTTGTCTTTAATTTCAAGCTCTACGTCTTGATATTCTTTTAATGATATTGGAATAAATGTAGCAACTGGCATTCCTGCTGGAATTTTAATTATAGTATTTGGTCTTGTAATTCTCCAGGCAATAGGAATTGCTTCTTTTAAAACTGAAGTTGAGATTACTGTTGTAAATGGAGTTGCTCCATCAACAAAGAAATTGGGGGGAACTATTTGTAACATTGAAACGTTTTCAGGTGTATCAAAAAAGAATCCAGAATAAAAACTTACAGTAGCGTTTCCTCTTACTGTTGTACAAACACTTCCTATATCTGATAATACTTTTACATGGCCAGCTGTTGTATCTGAAATTCCATCCCAAATAAACTCAATATCATCTAAAAAAGAAATTGACCAGCCAACTGTATTTGCCAAAGAAACGGGGAAACATTTGTAAGCGTGAGCATCTAGAGTATCATCCATCCAGTCTCTTTTAACTTTAGTTTGCTCAATTTTAGATCTTGCCTGCGTGTCTTTATATACTGTTATTTTCATTTACTTCATTGTCCCACTTTGGATCATACATTTCTTGAGTATGAAACTTTTTACTATAATCTAACATTGTTACTATAGAATACTTTGTTCCCTTAGTTACCGCTTTTGCTTGATGAGCATACATAAAATTAGATGGAAAAACATATAGGTCTCCAGCCTTTGGCTTAATGTCTAATCCTTGAAGTCTAAAGGCTAATCCTCCATCATCGTAATCATCATTTATGTAGCCTACTAAAGAAACTACACAATTGTAAGAATACCCATGATCTTGATGCTCCATAAAATGCTGGCTTTCTCCATACTTGATAAAGTTAAAAGCTTCCCAATATTTAAGCTCCATAACATTATGGGCTTTACAATAATCTACAACTGCTGGATATTGAGCGTCGTAAACATCTTGCCATAAAGATTTTAGCCTTTCAGCATCTTCGCTTTTATCAAGAGCAATATCGCTTTTTTTAAATTTAAAATCTACGCAATCTCTATAGTCTGGCATCAATTGCTGATATCCCACATAAGCTGGCTGGAATGTGTATCGTTTTTCTTTAGTTCCCACTGGGCCTACAGAAGATTCAAGTCTATTGATAATGTCAAATTCTTTTTTTAATACGTCTCTGTATACAAATATGCCAGGGGCTAGTTGCTCTTTACTACTCCATGTTGGAGCTATGCTTTTATTTGCTGTTGTCATTTATATTCCCTTTTTGTCCAAACTTTTGACTTGTATACTCCACCGTCAGGCTGACGATAAAAATTTGCGTTTTCAATTAGTCTATCTTGCATTTCTTTTATCTTTAAATACTCAACATCATGTTGCCAGTCTTCTCTTTTAAATGGAAGAATTTGTAAAAATGGCGTTCCTTTTGGAACCGTTCCTTCCCAATCTTTTGCAATAAAAAATGGAAATGTTCCAAGAAGGTGAACTTTATCGTTATCAACAACACCGCTTGTATTCATAAAAGGTAAATCAAACCTATTCATTGGTGTCATAAACAATGCACTATATCCTTCTGGAACTTGAATTCCCCATTCTGGATACCAAGCAAAATGCTCTTCATAATATCCAATGGGAGATGGAAACTGATCCATAGGAGTTCTTTCTGTTACAAAACCTGTGTGTTTTTTATCTTTTATTTCTACTGATATCTTACCGTTTTTGTTTTTTGAAAAAATCAAATCGCATGGGGTGCTTAAAACATATCCAGTCATAAAAGCATCTAATATTGCTGGGCAAGACTTCCATGTGGGAATCTTTCCAAAATCTTTTGGATCTTCTGCCTTTGCAACTGGGCAAATTTCTTTTGTAGCCTTATAATATTCACCATTCGGCATTTTTGCAAACCTATCAGCTTCTTTATACCATGCTGGTATGCTTTGTTGAGTTGGCTTTGGAACTGATGGACTAAACTTATTTAACCAAGGTCTAAAAGACTGAAATAGTATTTTAATATTTTTTCCCATTCTCTTCATCGTGATATAGATCATTATAATCCATCATAATAACTACAGAGTATTTAGTTCCAGATGATATATTTAAAGATGCATGCTCATAAACAAAGTTGGAAGGAAAAAGAATTATGTCTCCTGCCTTTGGTTTTAAAACAAGGTCGTGCCTTGGAAATTCAATTTCCCCGCCAACATAATCATCATTTAGATAAACAACTGCAGACACCGTGCATGTATAATAAGGACCATGGTCAGCATGTATTTTAAAGAATTCACCTGGCAAGTACTTTACAAAATTGAATGCTTCTTTATAATTAATATTAAAATTCCATGCTGATTCGTAGTGTCTTAAAGATTTATTTAATCCTGCATCAACAATGTCGTAGCATTCTCTTAAAACATCACTTTCTGCAATATTAATTCCAAGTTGATCTCTTTTAAATTTTAAATCGTAGCAATTTCTAGCATGGCTAGTTGGCTCAGATTTAGCATTAACGGTTGCTCCATGCCATTTTATTCCACGCTTATCTAAAGATATCTCTTCTTCAAGCATGTTAATTACTCTTTGGCAGTCTTCTTTGCTAATTGCATTTCTATAAA